AATTGCGTGAGCAGCTTCGTTTTTAACTTCTAGTGTGTATTCAACTAAAAGTTGTGTTTTTTCACTGTCACCAGTTTTTGCTAGTTCATTTGTAGCAAATGGTCTTAAGTAAGCAATTGCAGCATACTCAGGATCAAGAACAAATGCTGTGTCACCACCATCACCACCAACATCTTGTGGGATAAAGCGGTTAGGAACAACAGATAAAGCACCAAAGTCTGATAAGTAAACATCAGCAGCACCTACGATAGTTGACTGACCTTCACTAGGAGCCATATATCTTTGTTCAGCAATACCAGCGAAACCTGATACAACTTGTTTTTGTGTTGGAGAAACCATTAATACTGATGGATTACCACCAGCTTCATATGCTTTCTTAACAGCATTTTTAAGCATTGTTTCTGTGAAAGCAGCGTCTGTACCAGCTACACGAGCAGTTGTACCATCGCCAGTACCAGCAGTACCTGAGCCTTCATAGTTTGTATTTAACCAAGTTTGTAAACCACCCAGTTCTCTAGCTGTAGAAGCAGAACCTGCATCGGCAGCTTGGTTAGATAAAAGAATAGTTTCCATGTCTCGTTTAAGTTCAGCAGAAGCTTTTGAAAGCTGATATGCTTTTTCAGATTTACGACCAGCCTTATCAACCTGCTCTAATGTGCCTGAGATTTGGATAGTTTTTTGTGAGATCTGAGTTCTATTACCTCTACGAACTGTTGGAGCTAATGTTGCTGATGCAGCATCATCGCCCTCGACTGCAGCGTTAGCCGCATTAACTGCTGCTAAAGAATCTGTTTGCCATTCATGATAAACAGCATTTGCTTTTGTTTTACCAACAGATGACATAAATGGTGTATCGGTTGGAGAGATGTCATAAATAACATCTGTAAGGTCTTCTCTCTGACCTATGGATGTAACGGTTTTATATGTTGCCATGATATTTTCACTTTCTTATTCAATAAAGTTTTCAAAAAGAGCTGCGGCATCCCGGACTCTGCCAGTTTGCTTAAGCCTAGTTCTTTGTTTTTTGTTCACGTCGTTATTTGTTTCTGCAACCTTAGTTCCTGACTTAACCATCTTTGGTGCTTTCGCAACTTTTTTAGTTACAGCAGGTTTAGATTTTTGAAGCAAATCATACAATCGTGCTTTGTTTAGGACTTCTACATGACGAGAGTCATATACACTTGCTAACTCTTGGTCACTGAAGCCTACACTTTTTCCGTAACTGCGAATCTCATTTCTGAGGTGTTCACCTTTAACAGGGTCTGAAAACTCTGGTAGGACTTGTGAAAGCTTTTGTGCTTCTTGTTGAACATACTGTGCCATACGTTGCTGTTGCTCCACTTGTTGCTCTTGAGCAATGCGTTGCTGTTCAGCTCGGACCTGGGCTAGTTGTTCTTTTTTCTCGGTATTTTCTGCGACTCGCATCGCGTATCCTATTGGGTCGTTTTCTTTTAACTTGGCTAAGTCTTCTGACTGATGTGTTGTAGCTTCTAAAAACTCCTCTACACCTCTTAGCCTTTGAGCATATGTATCTCTAACTTGTTGAGCCTCAGTAATTGCTTTTGCTTCGACTTCTAATGCTTTTCGATGCTCTGCTAATTCTTGAGTCTTCTTAGTGTAATCAGCACCATATTGATAGCCTTGTAACAATTCATCGAGGGTAACCTCTTTTTCTTCGCCTGCAGCTTTCACTGTAAAGCGTTGAGTTTCTTCAGGTTCCTCTTCTTCGTACTCGACTTCTTCGTCAGTAGCTTCGTCAGTTTCAAGAGCCATTTCTGCATCATCTAAAACTTCTTCGTCTACTGCTACTTCCTCAACAGATTCTGTAGCGTCTGCCTCAACAGTTTCGGTTTGATCCGTAGATTCCTCACCTGCTGATAAAATGCCTTCAAATGCTGTTGCAGCTTCATTCACAGTTAAAGGTCCACTTCCTTGTTCAGGAGTCATGGTTTCTTCACTCATTGTATTTCCTTAATGTTCCCTTTAGGCAAGGGTTGCCATTATAGAAAAGCCTATAATATCTTCCATGCTTTATTTTTTATCTCGCTATCTTTAGCGATGGATTCAAAATAATTCATGAGTTCGTCTATCGTCTTTACACGAATGTATGCCTGTTCTCTTTCTTTAGCATCCTGTTCGTTAGAATGGATAATTCGGTTTATTTGGTTGTCTCTTAATTCTTGGATTACTTCATTAAAATGTGGGTCATGAAGTAGATTCTTGATTGCTTCCTGTCGTGTCATTATTAGTTCCTAATAAATTGTCAGCAGAGTTATTTAAAAACCTTGCTGCACCATATGAAGTCCTTGGGTCACCATAAGGAGTGTTCAAAAGATTTGCCTGAATAGGCTGAAGCATGTCACCATATTGGTTACCATAAGCTTCATTAGCTGCACGATACATGCCAACATTTTCAATTGGGCTTGGAGTATATCTAGGGCTATTAGCATAAAGATAAGCCATAGAAGGTGTATATTGTGTTGGCCCACTTTCAGGTGTAAATGCAGTAAACCCTTTAACATTTACATCATCGGTAACAGGTCTGAATGATTGACCACCAACTTCAATAGTTCCTTCTGCTCTATTAGATCCACCACCACCCATGCCATATCCATAAATACCACCCATATAACTAGGAGCAGAGTGTGTAACAGTATAAGGCTCATACATATAGTTATCACGATAGTAATATCCTGTATCACCTACTTGTTGTAAGCTAGGATATTTGCTACTTGCTGTTAGTCCTAATAGTTCATCAGTATTCATGTCTTGATTAACAGCTTGTGTAGTAGTAGCTGGTACCCTAGGAGCATCAAAGTTTAATGCCATTCCGGGATTAGTCACTCCCATTTGTTGGAGTTGATTAATTACCGGTGGAGAAGACATTACTCAATTCCTTTGTTTAATTTTTCAATCTTTTCTAAAGCTTCCATAATTGTTTTAGATTGATCAGTTTTTAATTTTGCATCTTTGTTTTCAGCATCTAACTTAATTTTTAATTCTTTTAATGCTAAATCCATAGTCTGTTGAACTTCTTTTTGTTTTAGTTCTAAAGCATCTTGCATTGCTTCTAATTGCATTTGCTCACGATCTAGTTGTAATTTAGCTTGATCTGTTTGTGATTTAAGTTGTGCTTTTTCTCTTTCAACTTCAGCTAAAATCATTGCAGCCTGTGTATTAGAGTCAGGTTGTTTTTCAGATGGTTGAGATAGTTTCTGATTCATTTCAGGTGTAATTTCTTGTAAAAACTCTGAAGCATCTTTGAAACCAGCCATGTGAACAAACTTAGCTAATGTGTCTCTATACTGTTTAATGTTAACTAGAGGATTAGCTAAACCATACTGTTGTAAAATCTGTTCTTGTTTTTGTAAGATCATAGCCATAGTAGATAACTGCTCTTGTCTTTGACCTGTACCTAAACCAACATTGATTGTTACATTGTAGGTGCTATTCCATTCTCTAGGATCAAATGGCACAAACTCACCATTGATACGAATGATTCTTTCTTTTTGTTGATACTTGCATAACAAATGTAAAATTCCTCTAAATAAAGAGGTAACGCCAGTCTCTGCAAATATCCGAGCAATTAGTTCCAATTTGCCCGTGGATGCTGCCGACATCGCAGAGACGGCTGCGGCAGTAACATTTTGCAATACATCAGGATCTAGACCCTGTTGTGAGTCTGAAATACCTGTTCGTTTTGCTTGAATTGCATCTAAGTATTCCAACATTGGGAATGATTGACCAGCGCTGGATTGCACTGTCAGTGGTACTAAAGCTGCAGGGTTTTTAATTCTAACAACCCCACCTGCCGTAGATGTTAATAAGTCATCTAAGTTAACCTGACCTTCTACTGCACCAACACGATAGTTGTTAGTAAGGTAGAGGTTGTCTAGCATCTGTCTAGTGATCGTAGACTTAATTAACTGTAAGTCCATAGCTCGGTCAGCAAGAGAGTGACCATAAAATTTATGAGGAATCGGTATTGGGCATATAGAATGGAATGGATTGTAATCACATTCATCTTCTTCTAAAATTTCTTTACCTGCATACACAACTCGTTTGTACTCAGCGATACCATCATCATCATCATCTACTTTTAAATAACATTCGTAGACTTCAATTAATTGCATTGCTTCATCATCTGATGTCATGTCATGTGGTTGCTCACCACGAGTGTATCGAGCTATTCTTTCAGGGCTAAACTCTAAGGCATCACCATCAGGTAAAGACATCACTGTCTTTTCATCATAACCCATTTGCAATAACTCACCACGAGTCATCATCTTACGATGTGCAGTAAATGGTGAATCAGAAATACTTCTTGCTCGTTTAGAAATTAAAAATTCTTCAGGTGGAACATTTTCAATTACGACCTTACCTTTATTTTCAGATCGTTTGAGTTTTACATTGTAGTAGTATTGATATTCTTCAGGAGTAATCACTTCACCATTAGGACCATTGACTGCTTCTACTGCTACTGTTTCAACTGTTTCTTTTGCTACAACCTCAACTTCTTCATCTTGCATAAGAATAGCAAGTTCGTCTTCAGAAAGATATTTGTATTCTTCTTTTTTTACATCAAGTTTATCTTCCCAGTAGCATTTAATAACACCCACTTTTTGTAGTAGTGCATCTTTAAACCAATTGTGCATGATGATAAAACCATCATTGTCTTTATTGAATACCCAATTAGCATATTCACTTGCTTGTTGAGCAAAAGGGCCATCGCCTTCATTAACTGGCTCGAACTGAACAACTTTGTCCCCGGATGCAAATAATCGCATGAGTTGTGGTAATGCACCATCAACTACCTCTGCAACTTCACCAGTAACAATTTGAGATTTACCTTCTACTTCATTACCATAAGGTTCACGAAGATAATACTCTAGTGCCTGTTGTCTCTCATCTGTAGTTTCAGATTCAACATAGCCAATAGCATCTTCGATCTCATTGTCTAGTATTGCTTTTAATTTTTCACTCATTATACGATCCAATTATTGTTAACTTGTAATGGTTTATGCCATTGCTCAGCAGGAGCCTCATCAAGACCTATTGCTAGGTATCTAAAAGCATCTGAGGCATGAGAACACCAATCATGTAGTGGTCTGTCATGAAAGACATTTCGTTTTTCATCAAACATTCTTCTATAGTTACGAAGAGCATCTATACCTAGTTTTGTTTTTTCAGTATCAAACCAACAACGAGGTAAGATACGTCGTACAGCTTGAATACCATCTGCCACATTAAATTTAGGAGCAATGTTTACAGAGAGACCTGCATCTTCTAACATTTCTTGTCTAGATTTACCTGTGCCTAATTCTCTGACAGCTACATCGTGTGGCAAAATATGTGTGGCATACATCCAATCGTTATCTCGTAACCATGAAACATAGTAATCAAGACCTACCCCATGGTTTTCAACATAATCGACTAAACGAATTTCTTTGTTAACTAACTGAGCTACCCAAATAGCAGTAGAATCAGCCATACCTAAGTCCCAAGCAGTATATGTTCTTGCTAGATCATCACGTTCTATATTAATAAATCGACCTTTTTCTTCAAGGTCATGCATCATTTTAGAATAATAAGAACCTTCAACAGGAGCTTGGAATGAACACTCAAACTCTTGCATGTATTTATCTTCGCCCATTTCATCATAGGCCGCTTTTAATTCGTCTTTATTTAGAATGTCAGTTTCAGAAGCTTTAAACTCTAATAATGACCAACCATCGTTTCTTTCACCACGATCTCGAAGATCTTTAAAATGGTTTTGACCTTTAGGTGTACCCATTGCCATACAGTAACCTTGTCGATCAGCTAGGGCAGGTCGTAAAATTTCAGTAAATAAAGAAGGGTTAACGTCACCTATCTCGTCAATAACACATCCATCAAGATAGATACCTCGAAGAGAGTCAGGATTATCAGCTCCATAAAGAGATATCCTACGACCCATAAAATCCACTCGTAATTCTGCAATGTTAGCCTTTCCCCCAAGTGGTCTTGTATATTCCGTCAAGTAATCCCAAGCTACTCTCTTCGCTTGGTTATACGTTGGTGCAATATAGGCAAACCTAGGGTTTGGTTGTTCACACATTAACGCTGAATGTATCAGCTGGTTAATAGCACATACAGTTTTACCCATCCTACGATGAGCAACTACTACTGAAAATCGGTTGCTTTTAACTAAGCTATGTATTTGTTTTTGAGGGATACGAGGTCTATAACCTGTGTCCAAAGTTTTTTGCGACTCCATATGGGTCATCGCTCCTTTTTAAGTTGTTCCATTCTTTCTAGCCTAGCTTCCCTAGACATATATAGCCATTGTGCTAAGTCCTCGTAGTCCCTACCACATGATATACAGTGATTATCTTTCATTCGACAGACCCCATTACAAGGGCTATCGTCTAACACTTCCATCTTTTTCTTGCTGCTTTACCTCGTTCTCCAGTCCAACTGGCAGATCTTGCACAAAAAGACTTTCTTCGTTTAGCATCCTTGCTTCCCGGTTTAACTTTTCCTGTAACTGGGGCTTTTAATTTACTGCCTGTAGCTTTGTTGTATTTAGCTCGACCTTTAGCAGTGAGTCCAGCTCCTTGTTTGACTGACC